TCGTGGGCGGAGAACGTCGTCAGGTACTCGGCCACGGGCGACGACGGCACCAGGGTGATTATCACGTCCGAGGACTGCGTGAGCCCGAGGGCCCTGGTCCGCTTGACTATGGAGCTCCCGCCGGGCACGTCGTTCAGCGCCCAGGCGGCGATCGTCGAGATCAAGGACCGGCCCGAGATGGCTGGGTGCTGGGTAGGGGTCAGCTACGGCAGGGGGCTGAATGTCATCATCATCACCGGCGAGGATGGCGGCGTCATGCGCATGGAGCCCTCGGACTTCAAACCCTTGACAAACACATAAACCGTATTGTAGACTTAAGTCTTGAGTACCTCGCTGCCCGGAGTGCGACATCTTCGGGGGGAAATCGGCAACCTGAACGCCGCTGTTGTCCGCCACCCGGGCGAAAAAGGGATGCCAACAAACCGGAGGAGTGGCAATGACAACCACCAATTTTACCCGCCTCACGACCGAGCAAAAGACTGTTTGGTCCATGGATCTGTGGAAGGCCGCACGCAACCTTTCGTTCATCAACAAGTTCTCGGGCAAGGGCCCCGGGGCGATGGTGCAGCACATCACTGAGCTCACGAAGACGGAGAAGGGTGCACGAGCAGTGCTGACCCTGGTGCCGGATCTCGAGGGTGACGGCGTCGCGGGCGATCGCCGCCTGAAAGGGAACGAAGAGGCGATCAAGGCGTACGACAAGGTGATCCGCATCGACCAGCTGCGCAACGCGAACATCAGCGAAGGCCGCATGGCCGAGCAGAAGTCGATCGTTCGCTTCCGCGAGACCTCGCGGGACGTGCTGTCCTACTGGCTCGCCGATCGTATCGACCAGCTCGGCTTCCTGACTCTGGCCGGCATCGCGTACAGCTTCAAGACCAACGGCGGGACCCGAGTGGGCTCCGACCTGATCAACCTCGAGTTCGCGGCAGACGTCGCGGCCCCGAGCGCGGCGCGGGTCTTCCGCTGGAACTCCTCGGCCGGCACGCTGGACGCCGGCGCGACCAACACGGTCGCGGCTGCCGACACGCTGTCGTGGGAGCTGATTGTCAACCTCAAGGCGAAGGCCAAGGACGAGTATCTCCGCGGCACGCGTGCGGATGGCAAGGAGCGGTACCACATGTTCGTGACGCCCCAGGCGATGTCGAAGCTCAAGCTCGACACCAACTACCTGGCCGCGCTGCAGCACGCGCAGAAGCGCTCGGACAGCAACCCGCTGTTCACCGGTGACTTCGTCGACGTCGACGGCGTCATGATCCACGAGTATCGGCACGTGCCGAACACCGTGGGCGCGGCGAGCGGTTCCAAGTACGGTGCCGGCGGTACGGTCGAAGGCTGCCAGATCCTATTCTGCGGCGCGCAGGCGCTTGGCATGGCCGACCTCGGCATGCCGGATTGGGTCGAGGACGAGGACGACTACGAGAACCAGCAGGCAATTTCGGTCTCGAAGATCTTTGGCTTCCTCAAGCCCCGGTTCAGCACGCTGTACGGTGCGTCCGCTGGGACCGAGCAAGACTTCGGCGTGATGTCCGTCTACGTCGCCCAGTAATCGCGCACTGACCAACAGGAGAAACAACCATGAGCACACTTACCAAAGCAGTCAGCGCGCAGTGGCCCATTGCCGTCGAGTTCGAAGCATTGTTCTCCGACGACATGCTGGACACCTCGGGCGTTTCGTTCATCTTTGAGACCATCACCGCAGGTACGGTCTTCCCCATCTGCACGCCGCCCCCGGGCGCCGTCGTGTTGGGCGGGACGATCTACAACGTCGTCGCGGCTACTGGTCCGACGGCGGCGTCGCTGGATGTCGGCGATACCGACGATCCGGATCGCTACACTCCGACCATCCATAACCGCCTGTCTGCAACGGCTCACACCGACATGACGGCGGCTGGCGCGGTGGCCAAGGTGTACAGCGGCAACCAGTCCATCAACGGCACGCTGGTCAACAGCGTGGCCGCGGACACGACCGGCAAGTTCCGGATCGTGCTCTTGATGGCGGCAGCCGGCAAGGCGACCGAGAACCTGAAGACCACCTAAAGTGGCGCTGGAACCTGCGGCATAGTACAATGGGGGCTGAGGCCCCCATTTTCTTTATACACACCCAGGAGGATCAATGACCTCAGAAGGCCAGTTGTACCACTTCATCTCGAATCGCAACGTGACCATCGGCGGCATGAACGGCCGAAGGATCGCGTTTGCCAAGGGCGAGCCCACGCACGTTCCGCGCACCATGCACGCGCTGGTCATGGAGCGGGGCATCATGCCCTGCACGCGGGACGGCAAGGTCCTGGATACCCCCGAGGCGGCCGTAGCGGATCCAGAGGCGCCGAGAGTGCTCCTGGCCCCCGAGACCCAGGAGGAGCGAGACGACGCCATGAAGGTCGTGTTCAAGGCCATCGTGGAGAAAAACAACGCCAAGGACTTCGCCGGCGGCGGCACCCCCAGCGCGCAGGCTGTGTCGGCCGCGCTCGGCTGGCGGGTGGACCAGAAGGAGGTACGCGCGCTGTGGACTAAGGTCCGCTCCGAGTTTCTTACCGACCTGAGCCCCGGAGACTAAACTATGGACCAGGACGACCTGATTGCTCAGTTCAGGGCGCAGGTGGGCGACGAGGCCGTCCCCTACCTGTGGGCGTACGAGGAGGTACAACAGTACGTCATCGACGCGCAGGACATGTTCGTCCGCCTTACCGGCGGGATCGCGGATGTGACCGTGCCCCTGGCTGACATCGGGTCGCCCCAAACGCGCCTGCAGGACTTGGACCTGACCATCGGTGAGCCCTACACGGCCGTGAGCCCCTACATCCTGCGCTTCATCGGCGGGCGGCTGCTCACCGCGAAGTGGGACATCACCTTTGCCAACCAGGCGGACCTGCGCACGATGCGCTGGAACGACTACGGGTGGAACTTCGGCGCTCAGCTGGATGACACCGAGACCGGGGACGCGCGGTACGCCCTCCTCGGCATCAGAGACCACTACGTGCGCTGGATGAAGGTCCCCAACGCCACGGACACGTGCCGCCTGCAGTTCCGGCGCCTGCCCTACCCCCGCATCGCCGTTTCTTCCGACGCCCTCGAAATAGACGAGGAGCACCACTTTCATCTGATAAAATGGATGAAGAGCCTCGCGTATGGGAAGGAGGACAGCGAGACGTACGACAAGCGGCTGTCCGAGCTCAACGAGGCATCTTTCCGATCTTACTGCAACCAGGCCCGGCAGGAGAATGACGGGCGCCGATTCCGCCACCGCGTCGTCCAGTACGGCGGCCTCTAAAGGAGAATCACCATGACACAGTACACCAGCACCCGAGTTGGCTCACCTGAGTCCGGCAGGTACGCGCAGGGCGACACGTTCATCGACTCTTTGGGCACGGTGTTCGAGTGCTTCCGGTCCGGCTACCCCGGCCTCTGGCAGGTCTCCTCGTCCCCCACGGGCGTGGGCACGCTCGCCGCCGTCAATGGCCTGTCGGCCACGATCCAGCGTGACAGCAACATCGTCACTCTGACCTTCACGCTTGCCGCGGTTCAGTTGGCGGTCACTGATGCCGGCGGCTCGGGCTCGTACGCGGGGCTCAAGCTGTTCGACTTCAACGAGTACGGCGTCGCCATTCTCGGCGCGCGGCAGAACTACACGGCCTTCGCCGAGGGCGCGGCCCTCACGACCGCCGCGGGTGACGCGGTGTTCGAGATCGGCGTCGGCTCGGTGATCATCAGCGCAGCTGCTGACGGCGCCCTCGGCGCGACCAACGACAACGTCTGCGGGGACGTGAACATCACGAACTCCGGCGGCACGGGCGCCGGCACGCTGATCGAGGGGGCCACGGCCGTCCTCGACGGCACGACCACCGCGGTCGACCTCAACCTGAACTGGTCCGGCACGGCCGCGACGATCGACGCCAGCAGCACGATCGACGTCACCGGCACGATCCAGGTCGTACTGGCGCTTCTCGGGGACGACTAAGAGTGGCCACGCAGATAGGGGGAATAGCATGTTCCCGGGCACTCTCATAAAGCAGCCGGCCGAGAGCCGGCTGTACACCATGAGCTTCTCCAGCCTCCTGCTGTCCGGGGAGGCTATCACGGGGGTGACGAGCGTTGTCGCGTCGCCCGCCGGCCTCACCTTGGTAGGTTCGCCCACCTTCGAAGCCAGTTTGGCGAAACAGCGCATCTCGGGCGGGGCCGACAAGGTCACGTACAAGGTCACCTACCTAGTCACTACCTCAGCGGGCAACACCCTCGAGGCCGAGGGATTTCTCAAAGTCAGGGACAAATAGGAGCTATAATGATTCGCGCAGTTGGAATGGCAGGAAAATCTCCCTCAGTAGTTATCCAACCCGTAGCACCCAATCCCGAGAAGCACAAGTACGAGAAGCTGTGGAACATGCCGGAGTACCGCAAGGTCTCCCCCGGCGAGCACCGCTCGCAGATGTTCCTAAAGCAGGCGAACCCGCCCAGGCACGAGCACGTGATTGACTTCGGCGCCGGCACCGGCCGCGGGGCACTCATGATGGCCCTCCTGGGCGGCCTCAAGGTGACGATGCTAGACTTCGTCCCCGGCTGCCTGGACGAGGAGGTCCGCAACACCCTGTACTCCCAGCCGGAGCGCATGAAGTTCATCGAGCACGACCTGGAGAAGCCCAGCCCCGTATCGGCGCGCTACGGCTTCTGCTGCGACGTGATGGAGCACATACCCGAGGACAAGGTCCCCATAGTGCTCAAGAACATCATCAAGGCGGCCCAGCACGTGTTCTTCGGGATCTCCACCGAGGACGACAGGTTCGGCGAGGTGATCGGCGAGAAGCTGCACATGACCGTGAAGCCCTTCGCCTGGTGGCTCACCCAGCTGCGGAAGCTGGACGTCGTACTCCACTGGTCGCAGGACAACGACGGCCGGGAGGCCATGTTCTACGTGTCCGGGTGGAACGATGCCCGCGAGGTCATCAAGGGCGGGGCTATAAACACCCCCCGGGAGGAGCTCGAGGCGAACATCAGGTCCAGCATCCGGCGCGGCCTCGTAGAGTCTGCGCCCCACGACCGACAGGAGACGCCCCTGCTCATCCTGGGCGGCGGGTGGAGCCTCAACGACCACTGGGACGAGATCAGGGAGAAGCGCGAGGCGGGCGCCAAGCTCATCACCGTGAACGGCACGTACAAGGCCGCCATTGACCACGGGCTTACCCCGTCGGCCCAGATCATGTGCGACGCCCGGGGGTTCAACACGCGCTTCCTGGAGCCCGTGGTGCCCGGGGTCAAGTACATGATCTCCTCGCAGTGCCCCCCGGCGACCTTCGACGCGGTCCCGGCCGACCAGACCCTTCTCTGGCACGCCGTCGTCAGCAACGATTTCGGCGACTTGCTTGACGAAGAGTATGCTATACTTAAAAAGACGTGGTTCCCCACGCCTGGCGGCTCGACCGTAATGCTGCGGGCATTTTGCCTGCTGCGCATGTTGGGGTACTACCGGTTTGAAGTATACGGGTTCGACTCCTGCCTGAGCCCGAGCGGCGAGCACCACGCGTACTCGCAGCCGGAGAACGACGGGAAGCCCGTAGTGAACGTAACCTGCGGAGACAGGGTATTCAAGTGCCATCCGTGGATGCTCTCGCAGGCGCAGGAGTGGATGGAC